CTAATCTAGATGCTGAGTTTAATGTAGCTTCTGTTGTTGATGCTAATAACGTAACAGTTGCAATTGCAAACTCAGGACTTAGTGCCGGTAACGGAGTGGGCTGGATGCAGACTCTGCGCGTTTTGCCGCTGACTTCGCCGACCGGAAATACCATCAGTAGTTCTTACGGCTTAGATCACGTAGTAACTGCGGTGCGAATTAACGTCTCCGCCTGGACAAGTGGTACTGTCGACTTCCAAGTAATTCAAGGCCGGGGTTAATCTGCCATGACTGCGCCAAATCCTAACACTCCGATTGCAATTATCAGCGATGCGTACTTTGATGCGGGATTAACGCAGGAAGGGCAGTCTCCCAACTCCGAGCAGATCGTAACAGGGATGCGAAAGCTTACGGATATTATAAATCTGTGGCAGACGCAAGGGCTGAAGCTTTGGCTGAACGTAGATACAACTGTCCCCCTGGTTGCAGGGACGGGGACGTATACGTTCAGTCCAACTGGCACAGTTATTATGCCCAAGCCACCTCGAGCTATTGATGATTATTATATGGACTCCAACGGGATTCGCCGCCCGTTGATTCCGTTAAGCTGGAACGATTACATTCGCCTAAGCCAGGTTAATAGAACTGGCCAGATCAACTCTTACTTTGTTAATAAAAAGCAGGAAGAGTTAAGTGTCTTTTTCTGGCTGATCCCTGACGCGACAGCTGCAACAGGCACTGCACACTTGCTGCTGCAAACACAAGTTACAAATTTCATCTCGGTGATCGAGACGATGAACTTCCCAATCGAGTGGCGCATTGCGCTGCGTTGGGGACTTGCTGATGAGCTGGCGACAGGTCAGCCTCAAGCAATCATGGATCGTTGCCAGCAGCGAGCTATCAGCTATCGGACGATGCTGGAAGATTGGGATGTGGAAGACGCACCGACTCGGTTTAGCCCGGACTCTCGCGGACAATACTCTACAGGAAAGTTTCGTTAAATGGCACAAGCTGAAACAGTTGCGATTCCAAAGCGTTTGCCGCTGGTGCTAGAAGCAGCGAATCGGGATCACACGCCTTTTAAAGATGCACGTCTGGTCAATGGGTATGTGGAGAAAAATGACAAGACTGATGAGCATTGGATTTTTAAGCGCCCGGGGTTGCTGCAAACAGGAGCGACAAAGGTCGGTAATGGTTACGGTGTTTATAACTGGAATGGAGACATATACTCAATCTTTGGTGCTACGCTGTATAAAAATGGAGCAAACATTGGTACAGTAAACGCAGCGGGGGGTGTGTATAGATTTTCGTCCAGCCTTGGCGCTACCCCACGGTTGCAGCTCGGCAATGCAGCAGCTTCGTATAATTGGGATAATACTACGCTTGCCCAGATTGCGGGGGGCAACTTTCCAGGCAATACTTACACAACTGCAGGGGCGCTTGCAGTTAAGGGGTTTGTATATCTAGATGGTACGACTTATGTGCTAGACACAACCTCGTACATTCACGGATGCGATGCTTTAAACGATCCTACCCTATGGACAGATCTGACAAACATACTTGGTGCGCAGATTGAACCCGATGAAGGCGTGTTCTTGGCTAAGCAACTTGTCTATGTGCTGGCATTGAAATCATGGTCAACTGAAGTTTTTTATGATGCACAGAATACTACGGTGTCTCCCCTTGGCCCGGTGCAAGGAGCTAAGATAAACTACGGTTGCGTGAGTGCGGATTCAGTGCAGGAGATTGACGGAACGCTGCTCTGGATTGCCACAAATCGTTCTTCCGCGGCGCAGGTTATTCTAGTCGACAACCTTAAACCAACGATTGTATCAACCAAGCCGATTGAGCGGATACTTGGAGCGGCGAGTTTTACTAACGTAGCTTCCTTTGGTATTAAGTACGATGGGCATAGATTTTACGGCATTACTTTAAAGGATGATAATATAACCTTGGTTTACGATTTGACTGATAAAATGTGGGCACAATGGACAGATGAGAATGGAGATTATTTTAAGATTGTTTCATCCACTTATCTTGCCGGGACTGGTCGTATATTGCAGCATGAGACTAATGGTAAGTTGTATTTGTTTGATTCTGACTACACGTCTGATGCTGGTGCAGTCATTACAGTCGATTTGTACACGCCTACCTTTGACGGAGGTATGCGGCGGCGGAAGCAGATGACTATGATGGAATTCATCGGCGACCAGACCGTAGGGAGTACTTTGCAAGTTCGTGTGAATGATTTCGACTATGAAGATGGCAAGTGGTCTAGTTTTCGCTTAGTAGATATGGGAGTACGCAAGCCTATCTTGGCAAACTGCGGAACCTTTATGCGGAGGACTACACAGATCCGCCACCAGTCTAACACTCGTATGCGCTTGCAAGCTATTGAGTTGCAACTAGATATTGGAACGCTCTGATGGCAACCAACGTATTTCAGCCGCCGCCCACCTGGGCCTTACCCGTGACCGTTGATGAGGTCTCCGGTAAAGCTGCGTTTAATCCGGTCTGGCTTCGCTGGTTTTTAGACCTGTCGCAGAATCTAGGTTCGGGCGGTGCGGGGTCGGTTTCGAGTGTAGCTGCTTTAACTCTCGGAACATCGGGGACTAACTTAAGTTCTACTGTAGCAAATCCGACGACTAATGCAGTTATTACATTAAACGTCCCGACTGCTTCGGCGACTAATCGTGGTGCATTGAGTGCAGCGGATTGGACTACGTTTAATGCGAAAGGTAGTGGATCAGTAACGTCGGTTGGAGGTACTGGTACAGTCAACGGAATTACTTTAACGGGCACGGTAACAACTGCTGGTAATTTAACACTGGGTGGTGCGTTAAGTAACGTAAGTTTAACTACTCAGGTAACTGGTATCTTACCTATTGCTAACGGCGGTACGGGTACTTCGGTTGCCGGAGTTACTGCTGTAATCACCACTGCCAAGCTAACCGCACTCGGCGCAAATGGCAGTATGACTTTTACTAACGGTTTGCTGACAGCGCAGACCGCTGCAACTTAGGACTGACTATGGCATATGATAGTGATGGCTTTGGTAGTTATGGCGAAAACGCAGCGCCGGAGGGCAATCCAGCCCAGGGATTAAGTGCTGGCAATTTTGGATTTGGGATGACTGGCCGTGACTTTGCTCAGCTAGGACTTACCGCTCCTTCCTTTGCAGATACCGGAGTAAATTTTAACACAAGCAGTCAAGTTGGCCTGCAAGCACCGTCAGATTTTGCGGCGAATGTTGGCAATCTTGGTAGTTACGGGGCGAACTATAGTGGAGCTGCGGATTACGGATTCAATGGAAATGCTTTGCAGGGTATGGCGAGTTTAGGCAAAGCTAATGAACCAGGATTGCAGTCGATAGGTTACCAGGGACTGCAAGCAAATCCGATGGGAGCAGCCTCTGGTTACAATATGGCCCCTGCTGCGCAGTCAGTAGGCCTGCAAGGAACGCAGCCGGAAAAAAGTTTTTTTGACAGCAGCTATGGAAAAGCATTGCAAGCCCTTGCAGGATTCGTTCCAGTGCTTGGAGGTATTTTTAACAGTGCAGTGAATTTTAGTAGAACTCAAGATCCGATTTCCGCATTGCTAGGGTTAGTCCCCGGGGTTGGCGGGTTCCTTGCAAACACTGCGTACGGGCTGGCGAACTCTCGTGACCCTCTCGGATTCCTAGGCGAGCGCGCTATCGGGACTGGAGCCAGTATGCTAGGTGGACTGATTGGAGGTCGCAGCGGGGCAATAGGTGCTGGGCAACTTGCTGGGGGATTCCTGGGCAATATGGCGGCAGATCGGGCGTCAATTGGCCCTTTCGGGTCGGCTAGTCCTATTGGCTACCAAGGCCCTTCGTTCGCTGGGATGCCGGCTGGGATGCCGGAAGGTTCTTACGCGCGGACGGATATGGACACTGGGCAACGTGGCGTAAGTACTATGACGCCAGCAGACATGGCAGCGATGGCGACGGGTGGCAGGGGTGGCCCGGGATCTTCGGTATCACTCGGACTCAGCGCCCCACAACAAACTTTTGCGCAGCAGGCACTGGCCGGACAGGGGCCTGGTTTTAACTTTGGTGGCCCCGGCGGGGATAATGCAGGTTTGATAATGCGTAGATTAGCAACTAGACGTTGAAAGGATATTTTATGGCTTTAGATGAATACTTTTTTCCGCAAGGTTCCGCAGGTTACATGAATTACGAAGCAAGTAATCCAGGTATTGATCTTGGCTCACTTAGCAACACAAATGCTTATTACGCAAACGCTGTGCCAAATCAATACCCTGGTTCGTATAATCCAGGAACTTATAACCCAGGATCGTACGCAGGAGCTTACCAAACAGATTTAGGCCCTAACGCGGGTAGTGCTTATAATCCAGCTTTAAGTGATCTAACGCTAGCGGGATCAAATACTTTCCAATTAGGTAGAGCTGCACCAAACGCTGACGGCAGTGCTCCTACAATTACAGTTAGCAATAGTGGTTCTGCACCGGGTAATAATCTTTACGATCCCGCAACAGAGGAATATTTTAACTCTAATTTGCGTATGTCGCCTAATCCTAATGTCTACGGAACTACTAACGATCCGTATTCAGCAGAAATGCCAGCCGGTAATTTTGGAGCTGCTGCTAACAGTGGCATCTCTAACAACGCAGGTAGTTGGTTAGAGAATCTTTACAACTCTACAGTAGGCCCGGGGACTGCACTAGGCGGACGTTCCGGGGCATTTACCGGAGGCGCGTCTGGCGGCATGGGCGCAGGTGGACAAGGATGGTTGCCAGCTTTAATGAGCATTGGTTCAGGCATTTATGGCATGTACGAAGCGCGAAAACAAAGAGAACTGGCCCAGCAAGCTATCTCTGGTTCAGCCCCGTGGAATACCGCACAAGGAGCTCCAGCTGGAAGTGGTGCGCAAGTTGCAGGTAATGCACTGACTAATGTAATCAAGGGCGATTTTACAAATGATCCCGGGTATAAGGCTGCGTTACAAGCAGCAGCTCGTACCTCCTCCCAGCAACCCGGCGGATTTGCAGCAATGGCGGCGGCGCAAGCAGCGCTGAAGTACCAGAACGACCGGATACAGGCGCTTGGCCCAGCTGCTGGCGTAGGGTTTAGTCCAGGGGCAGGCTACCAAACAGCTTTGGGAGGAATGACTTCTGCGAATGATTTGGCGTCACGGAGCTTAGGTTCGATTGGGTACGGAGTGACTGGTACGCAACCTATGCCGCCTTGGTTGCAAAAATATCTTATAGATAATAATATGGGAGGCCGATAATGGCTGAACTATTTGGCGCCCCGTTAGGGATGATGGCCGCCGATGAGCAAAGTCGGCAGAACGCGCTCGTCGGGTTGGAAGCGCAAAAGGTTATGAATACCCTGGCGTTGCAGCCTTCTCAGATCGCGCTTAACCAAGCGCATACAGGATACTACGGAGCGCAGACAGCAGAGGCGCAGGCTAAAGCAGACGCAGCTAATGTAATGCAACGTCTTGGTGCAGGGTTTACTGAAGATCAGCGACTTCGTCAAGGCGTTATAGATGAAAAGGCGGCAAAAGGTCAGATAGCCACAGTAGCTGACTTAAAAGGTGCGGGGCAAAAAGTTTCTGTTGCACAGCCACTAAAAGATTTTGCTGCGTACGCTGCTGGCAAAGGTGCTCCTCCGACTGTACTTGAAAAGATTTACGGAGAAATTGCTACGATAGAAGAGAAAGAAGCTGTCGGACTTTGGAGAAATAAAGAATCGGAGGTAGCACAAGATAAAATGCAACGTGAGCAGCGTACTGAGGTTGGAGGTATTGCCGCAGCCGCTGCAGAAAGTCCTCAACAATACGCTGCAATTATGATGAATCCGGAGATGCGAAATCGCTTGCCTAAAGAACTTACAGGTTCATATAATACAGATCGTGCGGTGTTGCGAGCAATTGGGCAAGCTAGCATGGATGCAAATAAGCAAGCTGATAACAGGCGCCAGCAAGCGGAGCTTGATGCGCGGCAAGCTAACTTTAACGCGGGGCAATCCAAGCGGGATGCTGCGGTTACGCTGGCTGATGCGCAGTTTTTACTTACCATGGAGCGTTACGAAAATTTAGTTAAGAATGGGCAGGCTGTTACAGATGCGGGGATTGAGGCTAAGAAAGCAGTTACTGCGGCAGCTAAAGCCCGAACAGCCGCCGCAGCGGATAAGGCAGCTCCCCAGTTACCACTTGATTCCAAAGCTCGCGTACTTAACAAATCTTATACTTTACCTGACGGACGCATAGCTACCTGGGAAACAGATCCTGCAACGGGCAGACCCGGTCTTAATGTAAGAGAGGATTAACATGGCATTTATTACAGAAGCTGACGCTTTCCGCCGCCCGGCTGATGCCGCAGCACCCCCCGCCAGTACGCCGGCAGCTCCGGCAAAACTTGGCAATTTTATCACGGAGGAGGAAGCTACGGGTTATTCAGCAGCTCCGTCTGCCTTTGATATTCTAGGTGGCCAAGCGCGTGCAGTGACTGAACGTGTAAGTGCGGGCGCTCGTAATCTAGCACGACCTTTTTCCAGCGTGCTTTGGGATGCAAAACCAGCTCCGGCTTTTGACACTGATCCTGCAGCCAATCGTTTCTATCGGGATCGTAGTGTGAGTCCAGGCTCAGTAATGTTTTCGCAAACGAATCAAGCAGATACTCGCGCCGCGCTAGAGAAGGAGCTTGCAGGTGCTCCACCGCCGCCTCCGACATTTCTGGGGAATCCGCGGAAGTTTGTTGAGGGAATGACGCTAGGGACTGTCGGACAAGTCTCCGATATGTTCAGCAGTATTCCTAAGAGCGTAATAGGCAGTGCGGTTTATAACTACTCGCGGCTCTACGATGAACTGTTTACGAAGCTACCCCGCGCAGAAAGTGTTAAGAATGCACAGGCACTTAAAGATAAATGGCCGCAGGAACTTAACGCACCCTGGAGTGTCGTAGCTAAGGCAATGGGGCCAGATGCACTTTATTTTTACGAGAACAATCCCGTTGCTTTTGTCATGGGGCATATTGGTAAAGGGATTGAAACCGCAGCTAGCGGTGCAGGTGCTGCGACTGGTACGCCTGTTGGGGATATAATGAATTTGGCTGATGCCACAATGGGCTGGCTGGGTGTGGCGGGGGTTAAGAAAGGCGTGACAAGTTCGGTTAAAGCTCGCACAGCGCAGCTGCGTGGGGCGCTTGAGCCCAAGGCGCCTGTTGTACCGGGGGGTGTAGAGCCTATGTTTGCCGAAGGGCCACTTGCGCCCGAAGCACCTTTGGCTCCTGCGGCACCAGCTCCAGGAATGGGAGCGCGTTTACGCGGAGCGCTGCAAGGTGTGCGGCGGGACTTTCGCGAAGCATCTGCAATGGGAACGGACGCAGTGGCCGCGGCAGCAGAAGCTGTAGCTGCGTCGAAGGCGCGGATTGCTGCGCTTACGCCAGAGACCCCGATTGATCTTACCGAAGCGCCGCCGGCTGCCCCGACGAAAGCGGAACTTAAAGCGCAAGCGGATGCAGTTGATTCACTGGTGGTGGATAAAGCTAAGCTGCAGGAGATCTTTGGCATCGCGGCTAAGAAAGGCCCGGCGGCTGAAGCAGCTTTGGTGCAAAATATCTTTGACCGGGTGCTAAAGCCCACCACTAAAGTAGAGCCGCCGCCCCTTGCGGAGCCACGAGCTCCTTACGATGCTACTACGTTTCCGCCGGGAGAAGGGCCAAAGACTACTTTAGCTGAGCTTCCTGTTATAATCGGGGAAACTGTTACACCAGATTTAGTGACGTCTGGGTTGGATAAACTTAAGCAAGGGCTGCTGATCTCCGCGCGCGAAGCTAAAGCAATTCGAGGATTGCAGGTACGTGCAGGGGAAGGTGTGATTGTAGATCAGTCGGGCGTACCTTATTTTAAGCGCGGTTCTGCCGATCCCTCTTTGCTCAAGGTGCTTACGCTCATGGGCTTAAGTGGCATAGCGGCGAAACAGATTTATGACTGGTGGAATAGTTCGAGCGGATTATCGGAGGATAACACGCGCGATGTTGGCATGGGACTGGCTGCCGCCGGTGCTGCCGGGGTGATGAAACCTAAGGGAGGTATGTGGCATCCGTCTGCGGTGCCGGCGCTGGTAAAACCGCTTCGAGGCACTCAGGACGGTAATGTTATACGAATGTATGGGGATATAGCTCCAGATTTACTTGCGCCTGCAGAAAGTGCAGCACTAAATAAAGCTGTAGCTATGAATAGCTGGTCAACTAATGTAGTCACCAGATGGCTGAATAAAGAAGCTGGCACTGCAACAGACAGGGCAAAAGATATTACCCTTCCAACAGGAGAGACTATAGAATCCCTTACAGACCAGGCGTTTGGAAGTCGGCCAGCTACAGGAATGGGATCACTGCCAAGTAGAGATACACCCGGACTTACCAAGCTTATTCAAGAAGGTAAAGTGGGCGCAGACACACGAATTTACCAGGTAGCTAATCGGGGCTCCGATGTTCAGGTGGGACACCAAGGCGACAGGATTGGGGAGTCTCGGGAGCTGCTGAATGGATATTTAAGTCACGTTGGCGATTACATAAGGTCGCTGAATCTTACGCCTGAGAAGCTACAGCAGTACGACCTGCCTCGTGCTATGCTAGAAACCTCCGCCAATGATGCGAAGATCGCAGCGCAAGCGTTGAAGGACTTTACTAAGCCGAATCCTATTCGTATTGCTGACACGCAAGCATTACCAGTGTATGAAGGGAAGAGTTACCCTAGCGAGATGGCCCCCGCGCGTAAGTTCTCTTTTAACAAAGACGGTTCGATTAGGAAAATGGAGTCGATTGACTTGCCGGCAGGGGAAGTGCAGTATACTTGGCATGAGCTGAAGTTGCCGGATGCGCTGACGCCGGAGCAAGCAAGCAGGATTCTTCCTATTGACAGCTGGGGGTCGAATACGGCTATTGGAAGAGTTCCACCCGATATGCGTTACAAGGCGGTGGATGCAAAGGGTAAGGTGATAATAGATAATTTCAGCGAGCAGCCAGCAGTTGGGCGTACTCCGGAAGAAGCTCATCTTGCAGGACAGATGGCGCAAGAGGGAAATGCGTTAGGCCACTGCGTAGGTGGGTACTGTGGCAATGTGCTGGCAGGAGAATCTCGGATTATATCACTGCGTGATCAGCTTGGTCGGAGCTATGCTACGGTGGAGTTGCGGCCCGGTATTTACAAAGGCTACCCTATAACTTTTCGTAATACTTTTATAGGACCATCTGCTGCTGATAAAGCATACAAGCCGCCGGAAAACATTGCCCAAATCAAAGGCCCTGGCAACGGTGCGCCAGCGGACTATGTTAAACCTTACGTGCAGGACTTTGTTAAGTCGGGCAAGTGGGGAGATGTTCTAGATTTAGACAATGCTGGTTTAGTTAGAAACATGGTTACGGGAGCTTACGAACAACGAGTTCCTGCTCGCTATGAGCAAGGTTCCTCCAGGCCCGAACAGCTCGCCCTAATCGCCGGCGGAGCAGCCGCGGCAGCCTACCTCGCCAGTGATCCAGATCCCGACAAGCTAGCTACTCTAGCAACCGCCCTGGGCGCCGGAGTCATCGCCTCACGCGGAGGTAAGTTTGCCGACCTACCCGAAGGGAAGTTGATTGAGACTTTCCGCGCTGGTGGCCGGGAAGGGGAGGCCGCAGCTGCGCAAATCTGGGAGAATACGAATAGACAGCTAGGTCGGACAATCGGTAATATGAATCGGCAGCTGGATAAGGCGGGTATCCAGGATATAAGCCAGCGGGTTTACGAGAAGGTGTTTAAGGCGCTGAAGCAATCCCCCGATGATCCAGGTGGTTTTCGCGGAGAGGCTAAGCTGTCTACATTCCTTCACGGAGTCGCGTCGAATGAGGTTAAGAATTCCTTTGCCGCCGCTAGCCGCCGACCAGCTACTGACTCCATGACCGTGGATGCGGAAGGCACGACAGCGGTTCCTGAAAAATACATGATGGAGCAGAATCCTGAGCGCTACCAAAGCGCGGAGGATGTGACGTCTAACAATCAGCTTGCCCAGCAAATGCAAAAGGCGCTGGATAAACTGCCTGAGGACTCTCGAGCGTTGTTTGAAGCTATTGAGATGGAAGGCCTGTCGTATCAGGAGGCAGCGGATCGCTTTGGAATTCCAATTGGAACTGTGCGCTCACGGGTCAGTCGGGCGAAGGATGCGCTAGGGCAGAGCCTGCGGCAGTACCGTACTCAGGGGGGAAAGATTGACACAGATGCGGTAATTGCTCTGGGCGCGTTAGGCAGCGGAGTGGCTCTGGGTGCGTATCTGGACTCTGACAATCCTATCCGCGGCGGGGTGCTAGGGGCAATTGGCGTAGCTGGGTTTGGGGCAATGGCAAAAGGCAAGCCAGGAAAGGGTCTCGAGTATACGCTAGGGTTAGTCTCAACTAATCTAGGCGGTATATCCCAGCCGTTGCTGCGGCGCGCAAGGGATTATGAACGCTTTGTGATGGAACGGACAGATAAAGCACTGGATGCAGTTACACCTTTTATTAAGGGAATTAAGAAACTACCCGCAGCGGCAGCTGATGCGTTAAATCTAGCGTTATTGCGGAATGATCTGGGCGAAATTACAGCGGCAATTAAGGGCAATCCTGTGCTGGTAGCAGGGTATAAGCAGGTACAGAATCTTCTTGCAGCATTCCGGGCGGAGCAGATTGCTTTAGGCCGCTTTGCCGCCGGAGTTAATGATTACTTTCCGCGGGTGCTTAAAGACCTAGAAGGGCTTAAGAAAGCACTAAGCTTGCCAATGCGTACGCACCTGGAAAATGCTCTGGCAAAAGCTGAAGCGGATATGATTAAAGCGCGCGGGAGAGGGTTAAGCGATGTTGAGCGTTCACTTGTTGTTAATCGCTCGCTGCTAGCTTCTGCTCCTAATGCAAACTTGCCCGGGTTTGCCAAGGCGCGCGGGGTGGATGTTACGGCAGACCTAGCGCAATTCTACATGACACCTACGGAATCGTTACTGCGATATATCGTAGGTGCGATTGAAGATGCGGAAATGGCAAAGTTCTTTGGGAAAGACCTTGCGTCGAAGAAGCTAGCAAACGGGCAAATGGCTACGCACGTAGATGACTCGATTGGTAATCTTATCCAGAGTGAGCTGAAGTCCGGAGCGCTTTCCGCTGACCAGCAACTTGCTATTAAAAGCATACTTGAGTCTCGCTTCAAGCAAGGCGAGCAGCAGATGGGTGGGTTTTTGCAGGATGTGCGGAATGCGACTAATATAGGATTGCTAGGTAACTTTGCCTCCGCAGCTACGCAGATTGGCGATTCACTAATGACTGTGTATCATCACGGTTTAATGCCTACGCTTGGCGCGCTGCGGATGAAGCTGACCGGGTCTTCCCAGATTACGCCAAAAGAGTTTGGGCTAGTCAATCATATCGCAGAGGAAATGGGCAGTACACGTATTACTGGTAAGGCGTTACAGACTTTGTTTAAGTACACTGGATTTTCCGCCATTGATCAGTTTGCTAAAGGGTTGAATTTGCAAGCTGGATTGATTAAAAATCAGCAACTAGCGCAGACGCCGAAAGGCCAAGCAAAACTTGCTGAACGGTGGGGGCAGGCGTTTGGTGCGGAGTTTCCACAGTTGCTGCAGGATCTTGCAGCGAAACGGATAAGTGAACCCGTTAAAAGTTTACTCTTTAGCGAACTGTCTAATGCTCAGCCAATTACGAAACTGGAAGTACCACAAGCATACCTTGATCATCCGAATGGTCGGATCTTGTACCAGATGAAAACGTATATGCTAAAGCAAATTGATGTAGTTCGGCGTGATGCGTATCAAGAGATTGCAAATGGTAACTACGTCAAGGGCGCGCGGAATCTGGTTGGGCTGGCAGCTGCAATGTCTCTTGCCAATATTCCAGGAGATATTGTTAAAGATATGCTGGCCGGGCGACCAGTCCAGCTAGACAAGATTGACTACGTGGAAAACATATTGCAGAACTTCGGCATCAACCACTACACGATGAGCAAGATTCACGCAGAGACCAAAGCTAAAGGGGTTGTAGAATTCGCCAAGGGAACTGTTACGCCGCCGATTCTCAGTATGCTTAGCGACCTAGATAAACCAGAGCGGCTGATCAAGTACATCCCTGGCGTCGGCCGGCCACTGTACGATCGAGAGTTCGGCGGCAACGAGGCGCGGAAGTGGGCGGAGCTAGTCCAAGCTAAGCGCGTGGAGCGCGACCGCCTGGAAGAGCAGTCACCTGCGTTAAAGGCCGAACGTCTTCGCAAGGCGGCAGCTATCAAGCGTAAACGGGATGAGGCTATGCAGGCATTACCTTGAAAATAAATGGAACTAAAGCAACAGTCTCGGGTCTAACAGATTGTATGCGGTGATTTTAAGTAGCATTGGAAGGCACAGCTATGACTGGGTGGATTAATAAGAGGCAAGGTTAATGACTGGTCGTGCAGACTTTCTTGACCTCGGCGACTGGAACGCGGTATGCTACCAGTGCGGGAGGAAGCGTAAGGCTAGCACGCTTATGCGGCAGTGGCAAGGGTACTATGTTTGCCCCGAGCACTGGGAGACTCGGCAACCGCAGGATTTCGTACGGAGTGTTCCGGATGTGCAGACTCCGTCCTGGGCGCAGCCAATGCCAGCGAATGTGTTTGGGCTGATGTGTACGCCTAATGGACAGAGTGCAGTGCCAGGGCAGATGGAACCTGGGTGTATAGTGCCGGGGTGGTTGAGCACTGCGTATAATCCAGAATCGGATATTTAAGGAATTTTATGCCACTTCATGTACCGTTTATAGATAATGACGTATCGTCTGGCAACCGCGTTATGGCGGACTGGCTGAATGGAGTTAATAATTATACCTATGGGCCGGTTAGTAATCTTGTTGGGGATGGAGTTACGTTAACTTTCGCTACGACAGGAACGGCAAGATCAGTCTATATTAACGGGGTTTATCAGAATATTAACACTTATACTACAACAAGTGCTAATATTCTATTTAGCCAAGCACCGCCCGATACATCTATTATTGAAGTTGTTTACAACTAGGAATCGCCATGTTAAAAGTTGCAAATTCAGTCATTGACGCCAGTAGGATTACAGGTGTTCTACCCGTAGCTAACGGCGGCACAGGCGTAACCACAAGCACAGGCACTGGCAACACGGTACTGTCTGCCTCGCCTACGCTGTCTGGTGACGTTAACCTATCCACAGGCAATCTAGTTATTGGCACATCTGGCAAAGGCATTGACTTCTCCGCTACATCATCAGGCTCTGGCACGATGACCAGCGAGTTGCTGGCTGACTATGAAGAAGGTACTTGGACGCCTACGGATGGGTCAGGTGCTGGACTTAGTTTTACTGTTTACAATCCAACGTATACCAAAATTGGTAGATTGGTTCAAATTGAAGCCTCAATTTTGTGGCCTTCAACACTAAGCGTTGACGAAACAAAAATTAGTGGACTACCTTTTACTGCGGCAGGTGGCGATGACAATACTGCCGGTATGTTTATGTCTGGTACAAATGTTGGAGTTGCGGCAGCTAACTATTTGTGGCAAGTAGGTAGAGGCCAAACAAGTATTTTAGGAGCAACTAACTCAAACACAGGCATTACAAATGCCAATATGTCTGGAAAATTTGTAAAACTTTGTGGTATGTATCACGTTTAGGAATAGAAAATGTCACTTACAAAAGTAAGCCATTCGATGATCTCCAATGCTCCAGTATATGTGGAGGATTTTGGAGCTACAACATCAGATACCGTTGGTACAACAAATCTCGCTGCAATCCAAGCCGCTATAGATACGGGGAAAGATGTTTGTTTTAACGGTTTTTATACTGTTAACGGCCCTATTCAAGTTTTTAATGAACAAAGATTGTTTACCGAAAAATCATGGACAAACTATCTGGCGGGGATAAATTTTAAAATTACCAGCGTAGTTAATATTGATTTAATTACAGGGAAGAATGGTTATTATTTACAAGACACCGTATTTGAAGCACTTTCTTTTGTAATTGATGCAGCAAGCACTTTTTTAAGGACAACTACTGTTCGCATGATTTATGGCGCTGGTCGCCGTATTCAGTTACGCAATGTTGAATCGACGAATAAAGCTAATGCTCCTAATGTGGCAATTGCCACGATTAGTGCTGTCGGTGCAGTTGCATCGGTTACCACAGCTTCACCGCATGGGTTGTCGAATGGAACATGGATTAGGGTCACTGGGGTTGGCTTTCCAGATGGAACTTCTAGCACCCTACCCTATTCTGGTTTGTTTCAAATCTCCAGTGTTGGTGCGTCTTCTTTTAATTACACGATGGGGTCAGTTCCCTTAAACCTTACACCAGCCATAAATGCTTACTACGCAAGTTTTCAAGCTGAATCGGCAGGGACAATTGCATTTTCTAGGTTTCTTTATTTAGATGGCGCACTAATTCCAACCTTTGAACTAATGATGGACGGGTGCTTAATTTATGGTGGGTATAACTGTGATGTCCAACTGCAAGGCAGCACCGTCCCTGCTGCTGGCAATGGCTTAATGGTTGGGATGACTATTACAAATAGTCAAATAAATTCGCAATGTAACGATTGGACAAACGGCTGTGCAAACATTGCTTTGCAAAACGGAAACCAAAATGTTTTTTACGCCAATATTTTAGGCAGCTTGTCGTCTAATTTTAGGATTGGTGGGGATAATGAAAGCAATATTATTGCCTATAACTATTATGAGGGTTCTAATAGCGGATTGAGAAGGATTGGACTTTTCAACAATACAACCAGCACGCTTATATCTGAATCAATATTTGACCCAACTAACGGATCAATTTATTCAGAAACAACTGGTACATACAGTTTTTACGGTCACTCAGGTATTGTTTTAAAGAGTGGCACGGCTCGACTTGGATCGTTACTTAAAAATTATGAAGTCGGTACATTAACTGCAACCTTTTCGCCAACAACCGGGGCATTTACAGTGCCTCCAGTTTACGTAAGTCAAGCAGTTAATTTTGTCAGGATTGGCAATGTTGTAACAGTGACAGTAGATATTAGAACTACATCTATGGACATAGCCACTGGTACACCGGCAGGCGCTGTAAAGATAAATTGTTTGCCTTATAGCATTGCCAATAGTGGTGGCATTTTAGAAACAGCAGGCGCGGTTGTTGCGGATAACACAGGCTGGGGAACCGGCGCACCAAATATTGTAGTAGGTTTGGAGGGAAATAAATATGTTACTCCATATTACACCGTAAGCAATAGTGCTAACGTGGCTAAAATTGTAAGTGAGTTGGCAACGGGCGCTAATGCCAATCATGTTTTATTCACCATGACTTACATCACGGATGAAAGTTAAGCCCACTTTTTAATTTTGCAAAGGAACTATTATGTCTCTTCAAAAACAAACCGTAGTTGATCAAATTGAAGTGGTCGAAAATGGCTGCGTACAAGTTCGTACCAAGACCGCCATCATGGAAGATGGAAAGCAGATCAGCGGCGCGTTCCACCGCCATGTCGTTGCCCCTGGTGATGACTACAGCGGCGAGGATGCCCGTGTCAAAGCCATCTGCAAAGCAACGCATACAGCGTCTGTGGTGGCGGCTTACAAGGCGGCACAAGCTGCCGCTACGCCATAATTAGGCACGAGCCGCTGAATAACCTTGAAAGACAAATATGCTTACTACACCTGAAGCAACTGCTTTTGCCCCGCTAGGGCCTACTGTAACTTTTACCGCAGCTACACCTACACCGCCAACGGCAGTACAAGCTACTGTTAATACCGGAGAAACCGCGGCAGGGATGTACCGGATAGTTAATGTTGGTGCGGTAACAGTGTTCCTGGGCGTCGGAACGTCAAGTGCGTTGGCTATTACGGCGGCGAGTTCGCTGGCGACTTCTATCCCGATGGTAGCAGGGGCAGTGGAAATACTGCGGTTTGCGCCGAATCTTTACTTTACCGGACTGTCGGCTTCATCAACTGCCGTTGTCTATGTAACGCAAGGCCAAGGGCTTTGACATGGAAGCTGTTACTGAACGCCGAGCGGAACGCTGGCATCTTAAAAAGGAAATCCAGCTAACGCACGTTATTAGTACCTTGGTGCTGGTGGGCGCAGTGCTGGCTTACGTCAGCAAGATTGAGCAGCGGCTGACGATTGTCGAGACTCAACTGCTGGCCCAGCGGGATGCGGCGGTATTGCAACGAGCGCAGCTTGAGCGCATGGATGCCAAGCTAGACAGATTGATTGAGCGCGGCAGCAAGTAATGGAATTTCTGGAAGCACTGGCGAAGGGTTGGCCGATGCTGCTGGCGCTGATTACGCTGATTATTGTGCTGGCAAAGATGGATATAAAGATTGCTGTGTTGGAAGAAAAAGTTAAAAGCCTGTTCGAGATATTCAATAGGAAAGACAAATGATTGGACTAGACGCTATTCTTGGCATCGGCGGCAAGCTGATTGACAAGCTGATTCCTGACCCTGCCGCCCAAGATGCCGCACGGTTGGAGTTGCTCAAGCTGCAACAGAGTGGCGAACTGGCGGCGATGACTGCTCAGACTGAAATTAACAAGGCAGAGGCTAGCAACCCCAGCGTGTTCGTCAGCGGCTGGCGTCCAGCGATTGGTTGGGTCTGCGCCCTGGCAATGGGCTATCAATACCTGGCTCGACCTCTGCTGGTTGCCTTCATGCCTGCTTTGGCGTTCCCCGGCTTGGACGATAACCTTTGGCAGTTGATGATGGGGATGCTTGGCCTGGGCGGTCTCAGGACGTTTGAGAAGACCCAAGGCGTAGCATCAAAGTGACCCCGCATTTCACGCTTGCGGAACTAACCCACACTGACCACCGCAGCCTAGACAACACGCCAAACGCTGGCGAACTGGCAAATCTCAAGCGGCTGGCTGAGTTTCTGGAAACTGTCAAAGCTACGTTGGGCGGCAAGCCTGTGATGATTAACAGCGCCTTCCGCTCCAAGGCAGTCAACGATGCTGTAGGTAGCAAGGACACCAGCCAGCATCGCCTCGGATTAGCCTGTGACTTCCGAGTCCCCGGCATGACTCCTGATGCGGTAGTCCGAACACTTCTAAAAGCTCGTGTTCGCTTTGACCAGCTTATCCGCGAATACGACGCCTGGACACATATCAGTATTAGTGATAATCCTCGCGGCCAGGCGCTCATCATTGACAAACTAGGCACTAGAGCTTTTTCTTAATAAACATTCGATACGCTGCAATGGCGTCTTTTCTATCCCCTTCTAGCTGCTCAATCCTATCCGCCTGTTGTTGTAGCTTTGAGTAAGCGTCCCTGGCGAAGCATTCCAAGTCTTCTCGACTGAGTTTCTGAAATAAAGGTTTGTTGTTGGAGGAGTACTGATTTGCTGAGGGTGATAGGCTGTTCAAGTGTGCTGAATTTGTGTTGGTTAAAACAGAGTCGAATTCGTTTGACATTATTTTCCTTGGTTACGCGAGTTGATTCTACTTCGGAAGGGGCATTACAGGTGGGGCACCTCATGTGTTTGCCCTTGCTCGGATGGCGGCGGCGCACCCTTCAAAGTTCAATCCTTCTTGCAGCCGCCCCTCGCACAGCTTCGCGCAAGCCTCACGTTCGGCAGCGGCCCCGGCCTGGTAATCCTGAAGAAAATTCTCGGTCACGTAGCCCTGCGTGTCGTCATCATCATCATCGGGCAGATTCAAACTATCAAACATCTGCTGACCCCTATTATAGAAATCTTTAGGTTTACCCGTACTGTTATCTTTAGTCATAGCATCCTCACTCTTGTTTTCTTACCACGTTTAGTAAAACACTGAACCCGACCATCCGCAAGCAATTCCCAGCCTGCGTTTTCTCCACACATTGCTTGAGCAGCAGCTTCGAAACGTGCCCAGGCTTCGGCGGCTTCTCGAGCATCCCGGGCGGCTGCAGCAGTATCCCGAGCCGCCTGTATTTCATCGGGCCAGTCCAGCATATAGCTAGTGCTGAGAATCCCCGCAATAAGGAATACGAGTAGGAGGTTGAGGAAACTGTTGTATAGTTCGCGTGGTTTATTGAATGATAATTCGCGCATTGTTTATCCAAACTTAGTATCAGGTGTAATTGCCGCCTGGGGGATCGAGTGCGTTGCAGGTGAGGCGGAGGTGGCCTGCAACATAATTCCTGCTGCGGTGCTTACGATACGAAGCTGCCCGGAGTTTATTGCACCGGATAGGATTCCTTCGAAGTCGCGGAAGTCGGGAAAGTAGATATGGATCATCTTGTAAGCATCGTGGTAGGGGACGGAACCTTTGCGACGGACAAAGTCAATGAAGCGTTCAGCTTGCATAGAGTCTTCCGTGCGACCGATGCGAGAGAAGACTCGGTGCATATCTTGCTCGAGATCTTCTAGCATTTCGTTGGCGAGTTGAAGGTCTTCGGAGGTGAGGATCAGGGAGCTGGAGCGGGAGGCAGAAAGCACCATTGCGACCTTGTGCATATGGGTTTGCTTGCGGGCGGCGTAGCCTTCCAGCATCTGATCATCCATACGGGAGGCGGCGTCCTTCCAGAACCTCTCGTACCAAGCGCGTCCCCACTCCCGAGCTCCGGAGGAGATAGTGTAAGGGCCGGTGAGCATAGCGATGCGCTCGAGGTCTTCGATGAGGTTAGTTCGCATCTCGACGTCGCCAGCGCCTACTTGCTCGTCGACGTAGGCAACGTAGCGTTCCTTGGTGTCTCCGTAGACAAAGATGCAGCGGGAGGACAGTCCGCCGCCGATCATAGCTTGGGGCATATTGTCAGCAATCCAGTGCGGGGTAGTGCCAGCTTGCAAGTTGATCCAGGGCGCTTCGATGATATCGTTCCCTGACATTTTGGTTATCTTCTCGTAGGTTTTCTTTCCGTCCCAGAGCTCGATGAGTAGGTTTATCATCTCCTTGTCTTGCAGGTTGAGGAGGGAACCAAGTTCCGAGGCGACCAGGGTGAGCGGCGACATAGGATGCCACTCGGCATTGTACTCGAAGGATTCGGAAGCGGCAGCGAAAGCGGTGACGAGGGCTTGCCAGGTGATAGCGTTCGGGCCGAACTTGATACCGGGAACTTGGCGAAGCAAGTCTGTCGATATGTCGATGGTGGTGGACTTGGCGATGATGCCGGGCGGCCCTACGAAAATTATGTAGAATGAAGGATACCAGCAGAATCGCTTCATGTCAATCCAGACTCGGCGGCGCAGGCAACCGGCGACGGTGCCTACAGCGCTCCAGAAGTGCATACGCTTCGGCGCCTCGGTGACGGAGGCGTACTGGAGATACTGGGGAATCCAGTCAGGATAGTTGCGCGTCATGCACAGTCTCCCCAGGAGATGGAAGAAGTCTTAACGCCTGTGGGGATGATCAGCGGCGGGTCGTAGGGGATCTCTATGCGGGAGTGCTTTTCCATGAGGGGCAGGATCGTGGCGGAGCGGTGCGTAGGGAACTGCCCAGCAAGGGAGTCGTGGACTTGGAGGAGCACTTGGACTTCCGGTATGTTTTCGTAGAAGGAAGTCCAGATGCGATTGATAAGGATACCGACAGTGGACTGGGGAACCCAGGCAAGGGCTTCGGGGAGGAGCGCTTCGAGTCGGTCGAAAATGTACCAGCGGTAGCCCCAGCGATTCTCTACAAAGCGATGACGATTGATCTGGTCAAAGGTGCGGGTGTGCCACTCTCGGATGCCGGGATGGGCGGAGAACCAGTACTTCTGCGCAACGTCGATTTCGTGGATCGTGCGGCCAGTGTGGGCGGCGACTGTCTTGGCACCTCCGCCGTAGTTGGTGGCGTGGCAGAAAACCTTGGCGAATTCCCGAGCGTGCTTGAGGGGAGCGCGATGGTCGCGGTAGCTAGGGTGGGCTTCTACCAGCTCGTCAAGGGGAGGCGGGGACTTCTTGGCCAGGATGTAAGCGTTGCGCAGGTGCATATCTACGCCTTGGAGCATGGCGGCTACCCAGTCCGGCTCGGCGGCTTCCCGCACGACTACTTGAAGATCCGCCCGATCCAGATCCATGTCGAAGAAAGTAAAGCCTGGATCTGGGCCATACATACTGCGGATGTTCGGGAGAGTGAAGTCCATAGATCCCCGAGCTGCGGCCTTGCCGGACGATTTGCTCTTCTCAGAAGGGATTGTTTGGAGATTTCCGCCAGATCCGAAGGGGTTCTTGGACGAAGAAAGGCGATAAGAATAAGGCGCAGATTTTCCACCGGCATCTCCAGCTATGTTGAAGGAACAACGCATCCTGCCATCATCGTCTAGCGGCATCATGACGAAGTCGCCGAGGAACTTGTTAAGGGTACGAATGTCTGCGATGGCGTTGCAGAGGGGCTTGACAAGGGGTTCCTTGGCGGCGATCTTGCTGAGGGCTTCGTCGTCGCAGGTTGGGTTCATCGTGGTCTTGCCGGCGAGGATGACGCGCTTGTAGATGACAGGCTGATTAAGGTCGTCGTAGAAGAGAGTCTGCATTTGCTTGGGGGACGCAGGATTGATTGTATGGCCGAGGACATTGTGGAGGAAGGCTTCGCGGTGGGAAAGTTCTTCCTGGATATCAAGGGCCATCTGGTTCTTGACTTCATGGCGGATGCGGACTCCACGGAGCATAGCGCGTAGGACAGGGTAGAAGAGCTTTTGCTGGTGTACGTCAACCTCGGCAAGGTGCATGGATTCGGCGACCTGGGCAAGAATTTCGCCGGACTCGCGGGTGTAGACGCAATCCTGAAGGTTGTAAGTCCAGCGTTGTTCCTCCGGGACGTCAGAGGCAATCTTCCCTTCGTCTTTCCAGTAGACGTACCAGTCAGCATACATGGAGGCAAGGAAGGCCAGGCCCTTAGGCAGCGCACAGAAGACACTGTGCTGAGTTATCATCGTGTCCTGGCCGCCATGGGGGATGAAGTGCCAGTGGCGATAGACATACTGTGCATCGTAGAGGCCGTTCTGCCAGCGTACCTTGACGTTAGGGTGCGTAAGCAAGCGGTAGATTGCGAAGACAATCCGGGACTCTTCGTCGACTGACCAATAGCCTTCGGGCTTGCCTCGAGCCATCAGGGGAATACACAGGGCGTCTTGGCGCGACCAGCTGAGGCCGATGCAGTCTATATGTCCTCCACGCGTCTCGATATCGAAGTCAATCCAGACTGTCTCGGCGAACGCAGTTGCGTCAGAGTGCAAGGCCTGTAGGCAGTTAAGTGCTTGCGGGAAAGTTGGGCGGACGAGGAAGTTCCAGACAGGCTTGTTATCGTAAGTGCGAGAAGTCATGTGGCGCTTGAGGCGACGGAGGTCGGAGAGAACTACTGCGCGCTGGTTCCACTCCCGCATGACTGCGCCCGGGGTGAGGGTTGGAATTACCTTGATGCCGGCCGGGGTGGAGAGAAGAGACCCGCGCCACTTGAGCACACCCCAGTGACCTGTGAGGGCCCAGAGTGCTAGGTTGCCCATGGCTAGGATGATGTTTGGCTGAACCATCTCGATTTCAGTGAGGAGCTCTGCATAGCCCTCGTGGATGTGGTAGGTACAGTACTTGTCCTTGAGCAAGGTGTGATGGGCGGATATGTCTTTCTTTTTCAGAGCAATCCAGGTGGACAGCTGGCCCAAGGGAGGACGCTCCTTGCAGACGTAGGTAGTGTAGCACTCCGAACGCATCACGCCGACTTCGTGGAGCATACGATTAAGCTCCATGCCGGAGGCTCCGTCGAAGGGCTGGCGGTCACGCTCGGCAGGGAACTCCCCGACGATCATCACTCGGGTAGGGATAGGGCCTTCGCCTTTTACTCGCATCAGAGTCCAATCGACAAATCAAGTTCTAGCTGAGCGCGCAAGGCAGTGATCCGCTTGCAGGCGATGCCGTAGCTAGCCTGATCCATCTCGATGCCAGTTGCCCGAGCTTTCATTGCGTGGGCAGCGGGGAAGACAGGCCCGCTGCCACAAAAGGGGTCAAGGACAGCTTGGCCAGGAAGGACAGATCGCCGAAGCAGGTCTTCGAAGAGCGCCACCGGCTTCTGCGCGGCGTGGCCGAGATTGCTGTCAGGCGGGTAGTCGAGAACGTCTCCGAGCATCTTGAGGATCGGCCGCTTACCCTTGACGGCGTAGAGGAGCGTTTCGTACTTACGCTGGGGGCCTTGCTCCGGCCAGGGTGCGCGCATACCGGACTTCTTGTACCAGATAAGAGGAGTGCGGAAGACGTTCCAGCCGGCCTCGATCATCAGGGATTTGAGCTGAGCGAACTTGTCGAAGTCGCAGAAACAGTAGAGGTGCGCTTGAGGCTTGGCGATGCGGTAGCCCTCGAAGGCTAGGGCAGTCACACAGCGTATGAAAGTTTCGTAGGTGTCTTCATAGCCGTGAGCGCCGGCGGCTAGGCCACCCGAGTCTCCGAACTCATCTGCACCCATGCCGTAGGGAGGATCGGTTAGGATACAATCGAAGCTGTCGGCTGGGCAATCCTGCATCCAGCTGATTGAGTCCGCGTGGACTGCCTGGTGCATATCGGCAGTGAAGGTCTTGCCGACGGAGGCTCCGAGCTCCCGGTGCTTTATTGCAGTCTCCTCCTTGCGGAGGATCTTAAAAGCTTCATCGACGGTTTTCGCTGCTTTGACGGCGGGATTGTCCAGGTGACCTGCAACAATAAGCTCCCGGCGCGTGTTTTCTTGATGGATACCTTCGGAGCTCCCGCGAACCTCAAGCGAGATGTCAGCTGTAGTAGGCGGCGGTGTTCCCCGCTGGACTGCCTGGGCGGTACGAAGTGTGTTGAGGCGAGCATGGGCGGCTGCGCGCTCCTGCCATGTAAGGTTTTCACGATGGATGTTCTCGGAGAGTTCAGCTTCCTCCGCCGCCAGGGGGTCGAGGTCGCTGAGGAGAGTATAGGGAATGCTGTTTGCTCGGACGCGCTCGCCATCGTGCATTATCTCTCCGCCGAGGGCGTATAGGTCTGTGACTGCCCGGAGGCGACGTTCGCCGGCGACTAGGTAGTAATCGTCGCCGACTACCCGCAGTATGATTGGATGAAGCAGCCCCTGCGTAGCGATCACCTCGCCGAATTCGTGTAGTTTTGCTTGATCAAACAGCCTACGCTGGCGATCTGGAGCAATCTTGATTGCGTCAACATGGATGAGTTTCATGAAAGTCCTAAAAAGAAGAAAAAGGGGACGAGCACCGAAGCACTCGCCGCCCTAGCTTGGAAGATCAGCTCGGCAGGATAGCGCCTACGCGCTCCTGGATTGCGTCGTTGTAGAGCTCGTGCTGTACCTTGACGCGGACAGTCTTCCCTTGCAGCTGGCGCCATGCCCACGGCACGCCTGCGACATTGGTTCCGGTGGCCTCGCGGTAGTCTTTCTGCCGCCGATTCTTGCCCTTGGAATTGTCCAGTGCGCCCTGCGCTGTCAGGTCAAGGAACGCCCGGTCGCTGAGGGTGAGCTCAGGCGGGATACCAAGGCCCTGAACGGACGGGGGGATCTGCAAACGCAGCGGAATGACCATCGAGACCCAAGGCTTGCCAGCATTATCACCTTTGCTGATTGTGCCAGAGCTGGTGGTGATCTCGCCGATGACAGCAAGGTAGAGACCATTCTCGTGGTCGGGGTTCTCCGTGGGAAGCGGAGGGCGCTTCTCGTTGACTTCGGTAACTTGCGCGTCGAGAAACACGCTGGGATCGAACTGACTTGTACTCATATGAGTAACTCCTGTGTGGTTAACTAGGGACACTTGGCGCAGTCCCCTTCTCGCATCTTACTAGAGATAGGTTGTTTCACGCTTGACTGGCTTGACGATGACTGTGCCAGGGTGAAAGATTGACGGGGCAGCAGCAACGAGCTTGTGGATTTCCGCTATTGTTGCTTGCTGCGTCCAGCCGGGAGGGATAGCTAGTTGGACTGTAACGGTGATGAGAGAATAAGATTTCTTGCTCATCATACACCTCCGGAGCGCTTAGCCCATACGTCCATGACCTGGGCAAAGTCAGGGGTGATCTTGCTGCGATAACCGAGGGAGCGCGTCTTGGTGTCGACTCCGTAAGCGGCAGTGTCCCACCAGAACTTATCAGCTTCTCGCGTGGTATAGATGATATCGCTGAACAGCGTAGGGATCTCGGTTGCTAGGGCCTTGCCGATAGCCTTGATCATAACCTTGGTGGACTGGGTGATCGAGTCGGTCTCGCGGTCTACGTGAGCAGTCATGACGAACGGGCACTCCATTCCCTGGGTGCAGAGGCGAAGGAAGTTCATCAGGTTGTTCTGGGCCACGCCGTAGTCGCCGGGACTGGCCATTGGGCGGGAGCCGATCTGCATCTTCATAGCGGCGTTGCTGGTCTCGGTGAGGGAGTCCATGACGAAGATCCTGCGGGAGGAGAATGCGTCGATAGGGCCGAGCTCCTTGCCGGTTCGGTCGTCCTTGAAGTTGCTGCAGGATTGAAGAATCTTCCAGAAAGCATTGTTGTCTCCGCCGCGATTGCCATCTACGGACTTAGCCAAGGCCTCGTAGGACAGCTTGCCTACGTTGTCGGCGGTAGCCATGAGGGACTTGAGGGATATGGGCCGCGTCCCTTGCTGGTGCCAAAAGATACAAGCTGGGGGTTCCTTGCCCTTGTCGCGGAAGTAGCCGAGGAGCGTCTCGAGTCCGTTCTCTGTGAAGAGTACCGCAACCTCGAATCCGTTCTTGTCTGCCCAGTCGCAGAGCGTACCGATGGCGTAGGTCTTGCCTGTCCCGCCTAGCCCCATCAAGCAGATCTTCGGGCCAACAAGCACCTGCTTGTCTTTAGTAACCAGCGATGCTGGTGTGATAGTAGTCATAGTAAACTTTCGTAGTAATCCAGATGAATCTCGAATTCCCGCTTGATGAAGTCAAGGGAGAGCTCGTTAAGGTTGTAGATAAGTTCACCGAGAAGCAGGGAGCCTGGGATGTTCCAGTAATCTTTATGCTTCCTACAAGCAGCTTCGGCGATGCGGAAGTGCGCTTGGGTTCCATCAAGGTTTTCTAGGACTACCCGCGCCCAGATTTCTCCGCAGCTGGCACAGAAGTACGCGCGAGAAGGCCAACCCCAGCTGTCCGCTGCTTGGGAAGCATAGCGGAACGTGCCGAGGTAGGTCTCCTCTGCGATGATGTACCCAGCCGGCACTAGTCTACCTGTACTGTTTCAGTCCGAGCGACTGGATCCCAGCGTCGGCGCTGGAACTGCTGCTCTAGCAGCGGAGTGGGATCGCGCATCTGGCAGACGGACTTGAAGGGGCAACCTCCGTACTCCGCGCAAGCGTGGTCTAGGTTCCAGTCCCAGTACCCGGACTCCCATGCCTGGATCATTCGCTTGGCGTCTCGGATGAGCTGCTCGTACCAGCGGTCGATAAGCCACTGGGGGCGGTAGGTGATGGCTTGGAGAGTGTCGTACTTGGTTTTAAGTATTGATACTCCTCGCACAAGGAATCCATCAAGCTTGATGCCAGCTCTGGCGGCACCCCAGACATAACCAGTGAACTGGCTGCGTAGATCCCATTGACGAGGCCAGCTTGCTCCAAGCTGCGATGTAGTTTTATCATCTTCTCCAAGGTGCATCCCTTCGTATTCACACATCATATCCATGCGGCCTGAGTACAGCAGTGGATCGCCGGTTACTGGGTGAGCCAGATCGAGTGGCTCGAGAAAGGAGAACTCGATGCCGCGCTTGCCGCCAGGCAGGGTCATCGGGATCGCTTTGTCCTCCCCGAGACGGTACTGGGAGAAGTAGTACTCCAGCGCCCCGGCAGTACGCTCGGCAGACTTCGCCGATTCGGGAGGACACTCGAAGTCTCCGTAGGCCGTCAGCAACGCCTTGAGACCTAGGGCAAGGGAGTCTTCCGGCGACTTCCCGTCGATGTAGTAAGCTACTCGAGCCTTCTCAATCCCGGTTGCGTAGGCAGCTCCGGCGTGGAGGTGGACTGACTGGTCACGGAGTTTCCAGTGCTGCATGAACTCGAGGTAGGCTTTCTGAGGGCAAGACTTAAACGCCGCCATAGTGGTGGAGTCGAGGACTGCCGGAAAGGGTGGACGCTGGCGGGTCATACCGTGTTCTCCAGGCACAGAAGTTTCTGCAGTTCCTGCTCAATTTCCGCAACAGTTGCTTCGGCTTCGAGACGCGCTTTTGCCTGGGCTGCTCGCATCAATTCCACACGCTGAGGAACCCAGTTATCCGGCACGTCAAACTCCACGATGTGCAAATGCTCTTTAACTACAACAAAGCACGGATCATGGGGCTTGTGCGTCATAAAAATATAGTTATGCGGAACAGCTGGACTATCGTATTTACTAAAGTAGGCTACGATATAGCCCTTGATTTCAACTTGCATCATCTTCTCCTAGACTCGAGGGTGAAACTGCACCCACAACAGATTCTTTAATCCTTACGCTAGGCGTAGGAGACACCGATCCAGCTAGGCTGCTGTCTAGTGCCTCGATAATAAGTACGCGCCCACGACGGGTCTTTCGATTGGTAGTACTGACGATATGCCAGCACTGTATCAGGATGCTTATACTCATCAGGCATACACTGTGGCGGGTTTATCCAGCTGAGATTACCAGCAATCGCCAACGGCGGCTTTGCGAGCTCGCCAAGTAAGTATTGGTTACACTTATGCTTTTTACCATACCGCTGGGTGTATTCCCTGCACAGTTCAATCGCCAGCGTCAAGACATAATTGTATTGATAAGCACTGCCACGAGTCCAGATAGCCGAAGGGTGATTTTTATGCGTAGACTTGTAAGTCACACACTGGCCATTACCATGCTCATGATGAGCTGTTGCAAGCAATTGGCAGGATTCAACTATCATTTTTATAACGTGCTTGTCGCAGTGCAGTTGCGCTGCAATTTTAGGCAGACAGTCTAAGTAAAAGATGTTCACAGGTCGTCTAGCTCGTCGAGCATGGAGTCTTGGCTCGGCGGAGCAGACCGCTTGGTCGGTGTGCGCTTGGCTGCAGCGGCAGCGGAGGCAGCGCCGAGGCGACCTGCGCGGAGGAACACGATTCCCTCTCGCATCTCCTCGAGAGTAAGTGTCCCCTCGGTGGCACGAAGGCGCCAGGATGCGATCTTTGATTGAAGTTCCAGTGGGATAGGATTACTCATGATTGCTCAGCAAGGTACGTAGTGCCTTGACTGCCTCGGGGGAGCCGGCGACTGTGAACGCGCCCGGCTGGGTGTTGGTGAAAGGGGCGAGATCGAATTGCTCGGCGGTGAAGTAGCCGCGGAGCAGGTCGATCAGGAAGCGAGAGTACCCGCCGTGAGGCACGCGGCCTTCCAGCTCGGAGTACAAGTGCGCGGTGAGCTGGACGTAAAGAGGCAAGGGGAGTGCCACGTTAAGCTGCTGGGAAGGGATAATCGACTTAGTCTTAGTCATCGTAGACTCCTAGCAGCAGTCCACCATCTTCATCCGCAGCGGCAAGTTCGAAGCTTGCTTGAGCACTGGTCAGGATAGACTGGATTACTGTATCTTCATCCTCTCCGTCGACTGTGACGGAAGTCCAGGGATCATCCCAGTCAAGGGAAGATCGAGCTCTAAGAAATATGCGAATCATAATGGTTGACCTAGCTGGGTGAGAAGGGAGTTGATGGTTGCGCGGGAGAGATCCCGGATTACGTCTGTCCCGGCGGGGAGGATTACTAGCTCGCTGAGGGAGCTGCCGGGACGGGCAAGGAGCGTGTCGGCGGCGAGTTCTACACGAGTCAGGCAGCCCTCGCCGAAGACTGCGTAGACAGCTGCGGAAGGGGAGGATACGCCGAGTGTGCGGAACTCGAGGGGGAGTGTGGCGAGGCGAGACTCATGCCAGGCTCGCTTGGGTGTCGGCGGCTCATCGCTGCCAGTCCACCAGCTACCACTAAGGGTCTCGGTAGCTTCAACTGGCATGGGAGGGTCTTCACGGACAAGCCGGCGAGAACCGGGCTGCCCGCGGTGGAGATACTCGGTGAAGTTACCGAGGAGCACGCCGGTTTCTGCGTGGATGAGAGCAATACCGCGGGAGCGATACCAGACAGACGAGGTTACGGCTGCTGGAGTTGGCGTGGCGGAGCGAATCGCAGCGATAGCTTCGCTGAATAGATCGTCAAGGGAAGTTTCCATGAGTGAGCCTCGGTTTGCGCGAATTATACAATCATAATCCGCATTGATTAGACATGAACTGTTTGTGAAAGTTCCACAGTTATTTGATAGATTTATCCAGCTCCGGCATCGGGCCTTCCTGCCACACCCAGTCAACCCAGGAGTCGTAGAGTGCCTGGAATTCCGGCTGCGCGGCGACAGCGTTGCGGAGCGCCATTGCTTGTAGCTCTCCACGATTATGCACAGTATGATCGTCGGAGCGACCGTAAGTCCAGTCATGCAGAGCGCAGAGCTGGTAGAATTCTTTGAGAGTCATAGGTTGAGCCTTGAACAGAGCCTTGAAAAAACACCGGGGAGGCGAGCTTTATAGTCCCGCCTCCCGATGCCCCCAGCAAGCGAGGCTCAATTCATCTTGCCGAGTCGGAGGGTGTGACCACCGCTCCTAGTGCCTATGGGCCACTGAAGGCCCACAAGGGTTTGCTAGACCAGCTTAGATTAGACCATTGCCAGCTCAGCGTCTGCGTCAACCTTTGCAACCTTGGCGAGCTTGGCATCCTCCATGCGCTTGATGATGACGCCAGTCTTGGTGCCAGCCACGCGGAAGGAGTCGTACAAGGCACGGCGAGTGAGTGCGGGGTCTCCATCCAGTTTCTTCTGCAGGTAGGCCTTGACTGTCGCAACGTCTTTGCCTGTGGCCTCGCAGATAGCCATGACGACTATGCTGGCGCCGGAGACACCACCGCCGGAGGCAGCGCGACCAGCACCCCACTTGCCGGACTGAATCAGGGAGTTCAGGTCATCTATCGCCAGCACCATGTCGTCTTCGCTCAA